CAAAATTTTAAAGATCACCCTAGATTCAAGTTTGTTTTTGGAGATTTGAGTGATGATGTGAGTATCGACAAGCTAGTAAATGATATTAAGCCAGACTATTTTATTAATTTTGCTGCTAATTCTTTTGTTGGCTGCTCTTGGGACATGCCAGAGCAGGTTTTTGAAACTAACACTTTAGGAGTTTTAAGATGTTTAGAATCAATTAAGAAATTTCAACCCAACTGTCGTTTTTACTCTGCTGGAAGTAGTGAAGAGTTTGGCAACGTTGATTATTCTCCGCAGGACATCAATCACCCAATCAAACCAAGAAGTCCATACGGAGCTTCAAAAGCTGCCGCTAGACATTTAGTTAAAGTGTATTGCGAATCTTATAATATGTTTGCTGTTCATGGGATTTTGTTCAATCACGAAGGAACAAAAAGAGGTGAAGAGTTTGTAACTCGCAAAATTACAAAAGGCGTTGCTAGGATTCATAATGTAATCCATGACGCAGACAAATGGAGAACAAGAAAAGGTGAAAAACCTAGTTTCGAACCGATTGAATTAGGAAATATTGATTCAAAAAGAGACTGGAGTGATAGCGAAGATTTTGTGCAGGGAGTTTGGCTAATGCTTAATCAAGACACTCCCAGAAATTATGTTTTGGCCAGCGGAGAAACTCATTCAATTAGAGAATTTGTAGAGAAAGCTTTTAAACACGCTGGCTTTAAGGGTTTTTGGGAAGGCGAAGGTATAGATGAAAAATATTACTCTTTAGACGGCGAACATAAAAACTTGTTAGTAAGAATAAACCCAGAATTTTATAGACCAGCAGAAGTTGATCTTTTGCTAGGAAATTCTATCCCCATTAGGGAAGAATTAGGGTGGCGTCCAAAATCTTCATTTGACAAATTGGTTCAAAAGATGGTAGAGTTTGACATTAATGCCGAAAACTCGATCAAAGGAAGAGAAGGAACTAGCTAAGTATATAGTAGCTAAACTTCTCCCAAACCTACCACAAAAGCGTTGGCCTCAAGAAAGGTCAATGGCTAATAAACTTGTAGATAAGTTTCCAGATAAGCTTTTTTGGGAGACTTTAACTCGTCCAACAAAACTTTGGACATTATCGTGGTTTCTAAAAGATGATTTAGGAACTTATTATCTAAATGATCATAGCATCATTTATAACAAAAAAGAAAAAGACGTATCAACGAATTACGATTTCAAAGATGAGAAAATAGGAAAAGACTTTGAGACTGAAAACAAACCTCAAAATCCATTAGATTTTTTTAAATAGAATATTATGTCACCAAGAAAGAAAAAAGAGGATAATTCAGGAGTTACACCCCTAGATCAAATCAACAGCTACCTTGAGCAAAACAAGGGGGATCATTACAATTTTGAAGAAGAAAGAAATTATACAGTTTCCAGCGGAAGCTTGAAGCTTGATATTGAAATGGGTGGAGGAATCAAGCCGGGAATTATTCGGGCTTCGGGCGTAACCGAGGGAGGAAAAACCTCTTGTGCTTTATCGTTTGCAAGAAACTTTCAAAAGATGGACAACAGTATGGTTGTTTACATCAAGTCAGAAGGTCGCTTGTCTGAGGAAATGATAAACCGCGCTGGCATAGATACTGATGCTAATAAGTGGTTCATATATAAGTCTAATGTTTATGAATCGGTTGTTGATTTCATGAGACAACTCGTCAAAGAAAACGCAAGTGATACCCGATACATGTTTATTGTAGACTCTATGGACGCCTTAGTGCCAAGAGGTGATTTGGAAAAAGGTTCTGATGAGGCTGTAAAAGTTGCAGGTGGATCGCTATTAAGTTCTCACTTTTTGAGAAGCATGGCATTAGCATTTGCGGAGAAGGGGCACATTTGCTATATGATTTCTCAAATCAGAAGCAATATCAAAATAAACCCTTATGAAAAAGGTGATCCGAAGGTGACAAATGCTTCGGGTGGCAATGCACTGCTTCACTACAGTGATTGGATTCTTGAATTCCAGCCAAGATTTAAAAGTGATTTAATCACCACCCAAGCCGCTGGCAAAGGCGATATACTTGGTCACTGGTGTAAAATCGTTTTCAGAAAATCCTCAAACGAAAAAACTGGCATTGAGGTTAAATACCCAATCAAATATGGTCAAACAGGAGCAAAGAGCGTCTGGGTTGATTATGAAGTTGTGGATATGTTGCTTATGTGGAACATGGCCACGGCCAAAGGTGCTTGGGTAAGTATCGCGGATGAGTTAATTGAAGAGGTCGAGGAAAAAACAGGCGAAGAGTTCAAGAAACAACACCAAGGCCCAGACAACCTGAGAAAGTATTTTCAAGAAAATACAAAAATCTCAGAATACTTATACAACAAGTTTTTGAATGTCCTTAAAAAAGCATGAGGCTTTTCAATATAAATGGCAAACTTGTCTACAAAAATGTAAGTAGCAAAAAAATAAAGTGGAACTCAAAAAGTCGTTCTAAATTACAAAAGTCAGTTAAGCTTTTTTTAAAGCCTTACTGGAAAAACCACATTGTTTATGAGGAGTTTCCGGTCTATGGGACGCGGCTTTCTGTTGACATTTTAAATGCGACCAAAAAAATAGCCATAGAAGTAAACGGAAGACAGCACTCTAATTTTGTAGAGTTTTTTCATGGCTCAAGAAATGGATATTTGCAATCCATCAAAAGAGATGTTAAAAAGGCTGAGTGGTTAGAAAAAAATAATTTTACTTTACTTGAGATAGATAGGGAAGATGCCGACCAACTATCTCTTGAATACATACAAGAAACATTCGGCATATCAATCATATAGACGAGATGGAAGAAAACAAAAAATACGACGTAGAAAGACTAAAGTCCCTAAGATTAGAAAAGCAGATTTTAGGATACTTACTAAAATCAGAAGAAAACACGAAAGACTATTATGACGTAGCTGTGCTTTTAACAGAAAAGGTATTCGCTGATAAATATAATAAACAGATATTTAATGTAATTGTCTCACTTTTAAAAAGTGGCCAAACAATAAATACAGTTTCGGTAGCGCAAAAGTTATCTGACTTAAACATTTCACACAAAGATGGAAATGATATAGATAACTATTTAGATGCTGTTAGTTTTACTCAGATCAATAAAAAAGGATTCGTTGAAGCCTGTAAACAGGTTTACACTTTTTTTCTAAGAAGGGAGGCTTACGCAAAGGCAAAAGAAATAGCCACAGAACAATTCAACAACTCTGACCAAAGCCCTATGGAAATAATGGGGAACATGAGCAAAGTTGTTGATGAGTTTAAGGTTAATGCTGTTGATGATGAAAAACCAACTTTTATCTTAGAAGGCTTAAATGATCACATCAAAGACAGGGCAAATAATCCTCAAGACTTCGTGGGCATACCTTGGCCTTACGAAGAAGTAAATGATGCGTGTGGCGGTCTACGCAATGGAGACTTACACATGGTAATTGCTTCAACAGGTGCTGGTAAAACAACACTTTTAATGGATGTAGGTTTAAAGGTTGCTTGTGCAGGTTATCATGTAATATATCTTAATACAGAAATGACCGACGACCAGATGAGGGATCGTTTGGCTGGCATGATAACCAAGATTGAGCCAATCTTAATTTCGACAGGAAGATTAAGAAACGAGGCTGTTGAGTACAATAAGTTTGCAGACAAAGAAGAAGAGATGCTTCAAATGCAAAAGAATGCTGGTAAGTATCTAATTCACAAAACCGCTGAAAACATGTCTGTCACAGAAATTGAATCATATGTTAAATATGTTTACAACAGGTATGTCGGTCAAGGTAATCCGTGTCTTGTGATTTATGATTATTTAAAGATTATTGACGAGCAAGCTTCTGGCCATAACCAAGAACATCAAATCATTAGAAATAAATCTAACAGCCTAAAAAAAATAGCCTTAGATTTAAACAGCCCAGTTCTTACCGCAATACAAACGAACAGGCGACCCGACGACGATACCATACCACTAAAGGATGCCCTCAAGGTTGACTCTACAGCAATGGCGATGTCTCACAGCGCATCTTGGTTTACTTCTTTCTTGGCTTTTTATAAGGCTAAAGATGCAAGAGAGATAGAACTTGACGGGGTTGAGTATGGAAGCCATAAGCTAGTTCCTCTTAAAATCAGATCGTGGGGTTTTCGTGGCTTGCAGTATGAGCAGCCACTTAGGCGTGAGACGCCAGATGGTGTTATATATCAAAAGAATCATATCAACCTAGAACGCGGAGTATTTACCTTGGAGTCTCGTGGGACTTTAAGAAGCACTGTGAATAGACTTGATATACAAAATAATAATTCTGAGCCAGACACCCCAGCAGAAGAGGAGGAGTTAACTCTTTAATGGACGATATAAAACAGATACTGCTGAATTTGGGTTTTAGTAATATTAGTGACCTTGGTAAAGAGTACCGAGCAAAACCAATTTACAGAGACTCAGACAGTAGCACTGTTATGTCTGTTAAGAAAGACACTGGCTACTTTGTAGACTACGCTAGAGGCTTATCTGGACCCCTAGAAAAGCTAGTAGAGCTTTGTTTGGGTTGTTCGTCTGCTGATGCTAAAAAGTGGCTTGAAAGTGATCAGGGTTTTATAGTAAAGAAAAGACACATATATGATATACCCGCCAAAAAATATAAGACACTTTCACAAAACGCCTTCGATGATGTCATTCGCGATAATTCTTACTGGTTAAATCGTGGCATAAGTGAAGAAACCATTTCTGTTTTTGATGGTGGCGTGTTTGAAAAGGGCAGAATGAAAAATAGATATACTTTTCCAATTTATGATTCTAATAAAAAATTAATTGGAGTTTCAGGTAGATATATCTATAATATTAAAGAAGGTTCAAGGGTTCCAAAGTGG